GTAGTAGTAAGTGTAGTTAAAGCAATAAGTACAACAAGTTAGGTTTTTATAAATGAGTTACTATAATGAAATATATATAGGTAATAAACCAGGTGCAGAGCAAATTTATACTCATGCGGAAGTTATTGATAATAAAAATATAGTTATAGAATCCGCGGTTCTCGCTGGTCCAGTCACTTTCCCCAATACAATCACAGTAACCGGAACGTTGGTAATTGTCTAATGAGCAAAATAGAAGTAAATGCAATTGAACCACAATGCGGAACTGATTTAACAGTTGGTGCAAGTGGTGATACAATTACTTTTCCAACTGGAACTACTATTGTAAATAATGGTACGCAAACAGGATTCGGTAGAACAGGAACAGTTGATTGGGATACAACTCCAAAAACAGCAACTTTTTCTGCAGTTAGTGGCAATGGTTATTTTTGTAATACAAGTGGTGGAGCTTTTACAGTTAATTTACCAGCAGGTGTTGCTGGAGCGATTATATCAGTAGCAGATTACGCAGCAACTTGGCAAACAAATAATGTTACAGTAACTCCTAATGGAACAGATAAAATTGGTTCTGTTAATACAGACGTACTTTTAAGCACAGAAGGACAATCAGTAACTTTTGTTTATGTGGATTCAACACAAGGTTGGATTAACACATTAGATTCAACTTCTAATGTTAGAGGAGCAATTCCTTTTATTGCAGCAACAGGTGGAACAATTACTTGTTCAGGAGATTATAGAATTCATACATTCACAGGGCCTGGTACTTTTTGTGTAACTTCTGCTGGAACTCCAGCAGGTTCAATATCAGTAGATTATATGGTTGTCGCTGGTGGTGGAGGTGCTGGAAACAGTAGTTCTGGTGGTGGTGGTGGTGGAGCTGGTGGATTTAGAGAATCTTCAGGTTCTGCATCAGGATGTTATTCAGCTTCTCCTTTAGGAGGTTGTGTTTCAGCTTTACCAGTTTCAGTTCAAGGTTATCCAATTGTAATAGGTTCGGGTGGTACTGGTATTTGTGGTCCTTGTGCAGGTGGGTCTAGATCTACATCAGGTTCACTTTCAAGTTTTTCAACAATTACATCGGCAGGTGGTGGTTTCGGAGGATCTGAAGGTCCAACACCAAGACCACCTGGATTAGCTGCAGAACCTGGTGGATCTGGTGGTGGAGAAACTTCTCACTCGTCAGCTCCTCCTAGTGTTACAGGATCTGGTAATACCCCTCCTGTTAGTCCATCTCAAGGTAATCCTGGAGGATTAGGTAATACATCTTCAGGTGTACCTACTTCAGCATCTGGTGGTGGTGGTGGAGCAACTGCTGCAGGTAATCCTGGTGATGGATCAAAAGCAGGTGGTGCAGGTGCAACAACGAGTATTTCAGCAAGTTCAACAGCTTATGGTGGAGGTGGTGGTGGTGCTTCTAGATCATGTGCTGAAGGTGCTGGTGCTGGTGGAGTAGGTGGTGGTGGTAGAGGTTCTAATGGTGCAGAATATAATCAAGAAAATGGAACAGTAAATACTGGTGGTGGTGCAGGTGGTTTAAGAGCTAACATTGGTGCTGCTGCAAACGGCGGTTCAGGCATAGTAATAATAAGGTACAAATTTCAATAATTATGACAAGTAAAATAAAAGTAGATAACATAGAAAACCAATGCGGCGGTGCAGTCGTTACTAAATGTGGCGGAACAACTACTATTAGTGGTACAGTTGTAAAATCAAATGCAATTCAAGCAAGTGATGGTGGTAATTTAGTTAGTCAATCAGGCACAACTATTACACTTGGTGCAAGTGGAGATACAGTTACTTTAGCAGCCGGCGCTTCGCAATCCGGTTTTGGTAGAACGGGGACAGTGGACTGGCAAACAGGATCAATTAAAACTGCAACTTTCACAGCAGCAAACGGAGAAGGTTATTTTGCTAACACATCAGGTGGGGCTTTTACTATGAATTTACCAGCAGGTGTTGTTGGAAATATAGTTTCTGTCGTAGATTATACAAATACTTTTCAAACAAATAATTTAACAATAGCGGCTAATGGTTCAGAAAAAATTGGTGGAGTAGCTTCATCAATAGCTTTAAACATAGAAGGTCAATCAGTTACTTTTGTTTATGTTGATGCAACAGAAGGTTGGAAAAATACTATGGATTCAACTTCTAATATAACAGGTAATCCTTTTTTAGTAGCAACAGGTGGAACTATTACAACATCTGGTAATTGTAAAATTCACACATTTACTGGTCCAGGAACTTTCTGTGTATCTTCTATTTCAATAAACTGTGCGGCAGAAAACACAGTTTCTCATCTGGTAATCGCTGGAGGTGGTGGAGGAGTTGCACAAGGTGCTGCTGGTGGAGCTGGAGGTTATAGAGAAGTTAAAACTCCTCTTACACCTTACACAGCCAGTCCTTTAGATGGTTATCCATCGGCACCAAATAGAGTTACAGTTACAGCAGCAGCTTTTCCAATAACGGTTGGTGGTGGTGGTGGACCTGGAACTAATGGATCAAATTCAGTTTTTTCAACAATTACATCTGCTGGTGGTGGAGCATCAGGTGGTGGTGGTTTTGCTGTTTATAATGGTAATGCTGGGGGTTCTGGTGGTGGTGGTAGTTCACCATCAGGTGGACCTGGTGGAACTGGTGGAGCAGGTAATACACCTCCTGTAAGTCCACCACAGGGTAATAATGGTGGAAATGGTGGAAGTAGTCTTCTTTCTGGAGGAGGAGGAGGTGCTGGCTCTAGTGGTAGTAATGCTGGACCTACAGGAGGACCTGGTGGAAATGGAGTAACAACTTCAATTAATGGAACTCCAACAACAAGAGCTGGAGGTGGAGGTGGTGGATTTTGGAGTGGTGTTAATGGACCTGGTGGTGCTGGTGGACCTGGTGGTGGTGGTAGTGCTATTGCTCCTTATACGAATGGAGTAGCCAATACTGGTGGTGGTGGTGCTGGTTCACCAGCAGGAAATACAGGCGGATCAGGTATAGTAATAATAAGATACAAATTTCAATAGGATAAATTATGAGTGAAATAAAAGTAAATAAAATTAGTCCACGAACCGCGTGTGGTACAACGACATTAGGGGACAGTGGTGATACATTCACAATTCCCGCAGGTGTAACAATCACGAACAGCGGTACGGCGGCCGGATTCGGCGCAACCGGTGCAGTGTCTTGGGATACAACTGCAAAGACTGGAGATTTCACAGCAGTATCTGGAATAGGATATTTTGTTAACACAACTTCAATAGCAATTAGTGTTACACTTCCATTAAGTCCTGCAGCAGGTGCAGTGATAGGTGTTTCAGATTATGCAGGAACAGCAGGATCAAATAATATAACTCTTTTAAGAAATGGATCAAAAATTTCAGGAGAAGAAGTAGATTCAATAATAAAAACAACAGGGGTAGCTGTAACTTTAGTTTACGTAGATGCTACTAGAGGTTGGTTAGTAACAGATTCAGGAAATCAAAGTGATACACCTACAGAAGCATATATTACAGCAAGTGTTAGTGGTGCTGGAAATACTTTAACAACCGCTCCAGATTGTGGAAATTATAAAGTGGCAACTTTTACAGGACCTGGAGATTTTACTGTTTGTACAGTAGGTAATTCATGTGGTTCAAATTCAGTAGATTATATAGTGGTAGCAGGTGGCGGCGGAGGCGGCGGTTACGCAAGAGGAGGTGGAGGTGGATCAGGTGGTTTTAGAGAAGGATATAATCCTGGTTCATATACAGCTTCCCCATTAGCAACAACAGCTTTACCAGTTTCAGCAACAGCTTATCCAATTGTAATAGGAGGTGGTGGTGCCGCAGGTGCAAATAATGGCTCACCTGCTCAAATAGGTGTTTGTGGAAGTACTTCTAGTTTTTCAACAATTATATCAGCAGGTGGTGGTGGTGGTGGTTCTCAATTACAACCAGGTGGTGTTGCCTCTCCAGGTTCTGCCGGTGGTTCTGGTGGAGGTTCAGGAGGTGCTGGATGTAGTCAACCAGCAGTTGTAGGAGGTGCAGGTAATACTCCTCCAGTTAGTCCTTCTCAAGGTTTTCCAGGTGGAACAGGTGGACCAGGTAGTGGAGGTTTTGCTGGTGGAGGTGGAGGAGGTGGAGCTTCTGTTGCAGGTATAACAGCTGCCCCACCAGCAGGTGGAACAGGTGGAAATGGTGTATCAACTTCAATTACAGGTTCATCAGTTGCAAGAGGTGGTGGAGGTGGAGGTGGTCAATACGGTATAAATCCTCTTCCTGAAGTTGCAGGTGGAACAGGTGGTGGAGGTTTTGGTGGTGGATATAATGGTACTTATCTAGATTCTGGTGCGGGAACAGTAAATACTGGTGGTGGAGGTGGTGGATCTTCAAACTATCCAACTTCTAATGGTGGTTCAGCAGGTGGATCAGGAATCGTTATAATAAGGTACAAATTCCAAAATTAATATGGTATTTACAAACAACAACAAATAAGATATAAGGAGAATAATTATGGCACATTTTGCAAAACTAGGATCTAATTCAAAAGTAATTTCAGTACTTACTTTAAACAACGGCGACATGCTTAACGCTGACGGTGTTCAAGATGAAACTGTAGGTCAACAATATTTAGAGAGACACAATAACTGGCCCGCACAAATGTGGATCCAGACTTCTTACAATACATCAGGCAATACTCACAATTCTGGTGGTACTGCTTTAAGAGGAAATTACGCAGGAATTGGTTATACTTGGGATGAAGATGATAATATTTTCTGGCCTAAAAAACCTCATGCATCTTGGGTAAAACATTTAGAATCTGCTTCTTGGAAATCACCAATAGGTGATGCTCCAGCTTTAACAGAAGAACAAACAGCAGATGAATCTAATAGATACAATTATAACTGGAATGAATCTGGTCAATCTTGGGATTTAGTTACAACTCCAATAGCTTCATAGCACTTGACAATCTAACAAAATAATATTACTTATGGTGGTAGGTATGCAAAAGAAAGTTTTAACAGAACAGTCATTATATTTCGGCGACATTGCTATGCCGAAAGGTTTTGAAATAGACCAAGAAAAACTTACCAACGATATTTTACAATCTACTTTCAACAATAAAGAATTTCCATTCTCAAAAACTTGGGACATGTTAACGACTTATATGAGAGAACATGTAAATGTAGAATATGGTTTTACTTTAGTTAATAAAAAAACATGGGGTGATATTTATAAACCTCAACAAGTAAGTATTCCTTTACTAAATATAGATCCAGTGGATCTACGAAACTCGCCCGATTATACTTTACTCTACGGTGTTAAAGTTGACGGCTGTAGTGTTAGAATTCACTACGACGATAACAGAAGAAAAGGTAGAAGTTGGGATATAGAATTAAAGAATAATATGTTTATTATGTTTCCATCAACGAATATGTATTACATCACAAATAATCAAAAGGATAGTTTGAATTTTGTACAGACTATTACCTATGAATATATCTAATTATTACTGGTATTTTAAATCAGCTATACCTCCAAAAATATGTGATGACATTATAAAACATGGATTATCACAAGCAGAAACTATGGCACGAACAGGTGGCTATGGTGATAAAGAATTAACTAAAGACCAAATTAAAAATATGCAAAGAAAAAGAAAATCAGATTTAGTTTGGTTAAATGATACTTGGATTTATAAAGAACTACACCCTTACATTCATCAAGCTAATAAAGCTGCAGGTTGGAATTTTGATTGGGATAGATCTGAATCTTGTCAGTTTACAAAATACAAACTCAATCAATACTATGATTGGCACTGTGACAGCTGGGACAAAGTATATGAAAAAGAAGGACCTGATAATGGTAAAATTCGAAAGCTATCTATGACTTGTCAGTTAACCGATGGTTCAGAATATCAAGGTGGAGAATTAGAGTTTGATTTTAGAAACTATGATCCGCATATGAGAGAAGAAGCTAAACATTTGAAACAAGCAAAAGAGATATTACCTAAAGGAAGTATTATTGTCTTTCCATCATTTGTATGGCATAGAGTTAAACCCGTAACGAAAGGAACGAGATATTCATTGGTAATGTGGAACCTAGGATACCCCTTTAAATAATATGTATATAAATAATTACTTTAACACAACTATTTGGTCTGAACAAAAACCAGAGTTTTTAAAATCTTTAACTAAAGCAACTAATAAATATATTAAAGCTGCTAAAAATAATCCAGAAGCTAAAAAACATATCAAAGAATTTGGAGACTTTGGAAGAAGTTATCATTCAACTCCACTTACAGCGGACAACGATTTTAGAGACTTTAGAGATTACATTGGTCAAAAGTCTTGGGAATATTTAGATCATCAAGGTTTTGATATGTCACAATATGTAACTATGTTCAGTGAACTATGGGTTCAAGAGTTTGCAAAAAAGGGAGGAGGTCATCACTCCGCGCACGTCCATTGGAACCAACATGTATCAGGATTTTATTTTCTAAAGGCAGGTGAGAAAACATCACTACCTGTATTTCACGAGCCTAGAACAGGAGCTAGATCTACTAAATTAAAAATGAAAGATCAAAAAGGTGTATTGGCTGGTAGTGAGCTTATTCATTTTAAACCAACACCAGGAACTTTAATTATATTTCCAGGATATTTAGAACATGAGTTTAGTGTAGATTTTGGAATAGAACCTTTTAGATTTATACATTGGAATATTCAAGCAGTACCGAAAGAGATGGCTAAAGATGTCGTTTAAAAAAAATAAATATGTAGTTATAAAACAAGCAATAGATAAAGATTTAGCTTTGTTTTTATACAATTACTTTCATATGAAAAGACAAGTATTAGACACCTGTCGTAATGCTAGATTTATATCTCCTTATGAAACATTATTAGGTGAGTATGAAGGAGCAGATGGTCAGATTCCACATACTTACTCAAACTATTCTGATATAGCAATGGAGACTTTAATGCTGAAGTGTCAACCTATTATGGAAAAGACTACGGGATTAAAACTATATCCAGCTTATACTTTTGCTAGAATTTATAAAAAAGGTGATATTCTTAAAAGACATAAAGATAGATTCAGTTGTGAAATATCTACTACTATGAATTTAGGGGGAGA